CACACTACAAAGCATTGCTGTTGCTATCATATTGCTCTTAATAGGGGCATGGATAAGCAACTTCACGTCACCAACAGATGCTAACGCGGATGAGTACTACCAGATAGAAGTGTCCCGCATTGATGAGGTGATGTGATGGAGGAGAAGCCAGATCAGTCAGATATGCTTAGGACCGTCATAGCGGCGAGACAAATAATACGCTCAGGCACAAAAGAGATTGAACCAGAAGCACTAGAGAAGATAGAAAACTCCGCAAAGCTCATCATGAAAGAAGGCTCCACAGAAAGCCTAAGACTTAAAGCAACACGCCTTTATCACGACATCCAAAAGCACTATATCACAGCAGCCACTGACCTACTCAAAACTGTAGAGACGCAAAATAAGCTAGAACAACCAGAACAAACAGCAGCACCAGGGATTGTTTTGAATATATCACCGGAGATGACGGTGGAGGACATTGAGAAGCTTATGCGGTCCATCGGGGGACCGGGGGGCTAATACACACGGGAGGCGAGTAATGAAACAGCAAACAAGAGAGCAATTTGTGACGGCGTTTATTATCGCCAAGGTTGCATCAGATAAATTCAACCCCAAAGTTGTGTTACCTTCTAGTATTAACGACGCAACACCTTACGAGAAGCGTTACGCGGAAGGTTACAGAAGGGAGCTTCGCAGGTTTCGCAAGGAGGCAAACGAAGCCTACGATATGTGCCGCGATGAGTTTGGTTGGGATGATGATAAATGAGCGTCCTCGAATCCATCCTATCCCTAGCAGCCATCATCTACCTGATGACGGTGTACCACTATGGATTCAAATGGTTCTTTATCAAGATGACACACCGAGAGGCTTTATATGGGCAATACTCAGCCCTCTAACAGTACAGGGAGTGGTAGCTTACAAGATAGTCTCTAGACTCACCAACTCCCGAGCAGGACGCTAGCCGGAACACCACACACGGCAACGGGAGTTGGATTTTTATCTTATGATTACCCAGGCATTTGATCTTGAGTTTCGTCGACTCCTCGGCGAGGAGTTGAAGAAGGAACTAGCCAGGCGTTCTCTTTTGCATTTCACAAGATACACCTTTCCAGACTACAATCCGCACTGGTATCATGAGCTTATTTGTAAGGTTCTAGACCAGTTCGTAGAGGGTGATATTACCCGCCTAATCATCTCCATGCCTCCACAGCACGGAAAGACAGAGCACGCTTCTAGGAGGCTCCCTGCTTACGCTCTAGGCCGTTATCCTGATACTAAGGTGATGGCCTGTTCCTACAACGCTACTCTGGCCACAACGCTTAACAGGGACGTTCAGCGGATCATGGAATCGGATGCCTATCGTGAACTATTCCCTGGCTCTCGTCTTCCGTCTAAACGCATCAGGAGCAGCACCAAGGGGACGATGCTAAAGAATAGTGAGACGTTTGAGCTATTGAACGCTAAAGGCTCGTATTTCTGCCAAGGTGTAGGCGGCGGTATCTCAGGACGTGGCTTCCATCTGGGAATCATCGACGATGCCATCAAGGGGGCTCAGGAGGCGTATTCGACGGTCTACCGCAACAGGGTCCATGAGTGGTACAAGAGCGAGTTCCGCACGCGACTAAACAAGTGGCGGAAGTCAGCAGAAGACAAGACGCAGCGAGAAGCCCGACTATTGATGATGATGACGCGGTGGCACCCTGATGACCTGATAGGCAGGGTACTCGACATTGCCGACAAGGACGGGGAGGCCGATCAATGGTACGTGCTCAACCTACCCGCGATCAAGGAAGCACACGGGCATCCAGAAGACCCACGGAAGCCGGGAGAAGCCCTCTGGCCATCGTTCCGCAATGAGAAGGAACTGAGGGTAATAGAACGCTCATCAGCAAATACATTCGCTGCATTGTACCAAGGCGACCCGAAGAGGGCCATTGTCGCCGAGTGGCCACCCGAGTGCTTTGGGACGCATATCTGGTTTGACAAGTGGCCGAAGCTCGATAACGTGCGTGTCTGTAGCCTTGACCCGTCGAAGGGCAAGGGAGATAAGTACAGCGATTATTCGGCACTGTGCAAGATCGGCAGAGGGCTAGAAGATGGTAGGATCTATATAGAGTGCGACATGTTCAACAACCGCGACACGACTGTTTTAACGAAGGATATTGTGGCGGCTAATGACCTGTTTGCTCCCACTGGATTTGCTCTAGAGTCTAATATGTTCCAAGACCTATTCGCGGATTTGGTGGTGCAGTACTGTGCGGAGAACCGCTACGGACGCCCACCTATCTACAAGGTGAACCACTCGGTACAGAAGGAAACGCGGATACGTCGGCTGGCTCCTTATGTGACTCAAGACATGCTGCGAATTAAGGACACAAACGGCGGTAGGATACTCGTTAAGCAGTTAGAAGAGTTCCCGCTATCCGATCACGACGACGGGCCGGATGCACTTGAGATGGGGATTAGTCTTTACAACGACCTATGCGGCGGTACAATAGATGACGGGCTTGGCGGTAATCTGCTGTCGGCCATTGGTGCTGGTTAAGGAGCAATAAAATGAAGTGGTTTAGCTGGGGTTCAAAACACACGGAACAACAGCAAGATACAAGCAGGCGTCAACAGATCAAAGAGATGCAGCTTGCCAACTACCGTAAGCAGAACGCTATTCAAGAGGCTATCTATAGCGTTGCTGGTAATCTGGTGGACCGCTGCGAGGACCTTATCGACCCAGAGACTGGTGAGAAGTGGGACATCATCTCCGACACGTCTACACATAACGGCAAGACCCATTGCATGAATAAGCAGTGGTATGACAGGGTACGTGAGTCTTCACGCAAGCTGTTATTGCATAACCCCTGGGCTCAGAATATCCAGGATAACCGAGTCAGTTATATCGTCGGTGCGGGGCATCAGTATGACGTGAACCCAGTTAGCGATGACCCTACTGCCATTGCTGCTGCTGATGCAGTCCGTATTGCTCTCGATGAGTTCCGTACGACCAACAATTGGGAGAACCGGCAACAGAACAACCAAGAGCGTCTTGACCGTGATGGCGAAGTGTTTATTCGGATTGTACGCCAAGGCAGCACGCTTGTCCTGCGGTACATCGAGCCGGAGCAGGTCTATACACCATCTAGTCGATCCGGGCAGAGCAACATCTCGATGGGTGTGCAATACACTGCCGGAGACGTGGAATCTGTAGAAGGCTACTGGGTAGATGGTGAGTTTGTCGAAGCCAAAGAGGTGCAGCATCGAAAACGCGGCGTTGACTTCGGCACGGTGCGTGGTATTGCCCTATACTGGTCGATCATTAAAAACCTATCGCGTGCGGATAAGCTGTTGCGTAATAGTTCCACGTTGAGCGAGATACAAACGGCAATCGCGTTGATTCGTAAGCATACGTCGAGCAGCGGCATTGCTAAGGCTTTCCGCGACGATCAGGCCGACGCTTCGGTAACGAACGACAATACCGGCAAGACGACCTATGTTAAAAAGTACGGTGCTGGAACTATCTTGGACGCTTCCAGCTCAGTTGATTATGAGTTTCCAGCCCAGTCTATTGCAGCGGACTCGTACAAGGGCGTACAGCAGAACGAGCTACGAGCAGCGGCAAGTCGTGTTATCATGCCGGAGTACATGGTATCGGCGGATAGCTCAAACTCAAACTACTCCTCTACTCTTGTCAGCGAAGGCCCGGCAGTAAAGAACTTCGAGCGGCAACAGGCACAGATGATTAAGTGGGACCAGAAACTTATCGACATGATGCTAGACATGAAAGTCGAGATAGACGAGCTAGCATCGAATGACCTGGAGTTAGTAGACATCACGATTACACCACCGTTGACGCAGGTACGTGACCGCAAGGCAGACACCGAGGCCGATCAGATCCTAGTAGACACTGGTGCCATGAGCGTACCGACGATGAGCGAGCGTGCTAACCTGGACCCGGCGAAGGAAGCAGACAGGCAGATCAAGTACATGGACGAAAAGATGAATCTGGTGCCGGAAGGTGCTGGTGAGGACGAGGATAATCCGATTGGTTAACACACAGGAGAACTTACATGGAAATGAGAAACGTTATGTGCTGGGTGTTCGGTGCGTTGCACGACATGCGAGAGGAAGGCTTTGTAGATTACGGAGGGTTTAGCTTAACGCCAAAAGGCATCGCTAAGTTCGACCAAATAAAGCAAGAACAAAGCCCAAGCGATAAAGACCTGGTAACGGCTTGTGCTGTCTTGACTGCCGCAATGGAAGACGGCAGGCCAGGATATAACCAGAAGTCAACGCTCCTAACCGCACTCCTGGTGTACCGGGACCACGAAGGCGATATCCCACTAATCGTAGATGGGCTAAGACGCATGGACAATGACGCTTGCAATTAAATCGCCCTTAACACACAGGAGGCAAACGATGGGACTAAGGAAATGGTTGATTAGGCTGCTTGGAGGCATGCCAAGAGAGGACCACTTGCATTACGTGAACAACATGCCAATCAGTAGGGCGCTGGCAGCTAAAGCAATTTGCCAGTCACGTTTACTTGGTAATCGGGCAGTCAGAGGCGTAGCAAGGACTAATTGGTATGAGGTTCCAGTAATCACGCACTACACAATCCGCATAGACCGCCCGCGAAAGAAGCTAAAGAAACCAAAGTAATGGCACATAGAACAACCGCTCACGAACTACGAGTAGCAATGCTTCCTCTTCTATGGGAGATACAGAAGCCGTGGGCACACTACGGTAAGCGTGTATGCTCATACCTACGCAGGAAACTAGCACGTGGCAAACAATGACCTACGCCAAACAAGACGCCTAGTTATCGCATCTAAGGGCATTCGTGCAATGTTCTCAGAGATCGATGATGCAGCACGTCAATTGGCCGCCAATCTGAGGCGTAGGATCACACCAACAACCACTGCGGGACGTGCGGTTGACATCGTCGAAGAAGAGCACCCTAAATACATTCGGCGAGTGCAACGTATCTACAAGGTAGGCTTAACAAGTATCCTAATAGCTTCGGGCGAGAACACCAGCAGGCAGGCAGTAGATGCTTACCCTATCGGCGTATGGATTGTCCGAGGTATCCCGAAACTACAACGCGAAAGGAGCGGATTGAATGAAGTGGTCCAAGCCAGTCAGCGTCAGAAGATTAGGAGGAAGCCAACTTATGTCAGACCGAAAACGCAGACGGTTGGTGGCAAGATACCGAAACTGTCGGCAGAAGAGATTGAACTTGCCTACCCAGGATACGACCGAATCATTAACGGACAAGTGACACGAGACGAGGCGAAGGAGATCGTTCGGCAGTCCGAGTTTCCGCCACCAGATAAAGAGGAAATCGAGTATTACGTCACCCGTACAAATGCAAGAGATGGCAAGTCGGCTATCGACCGGATCGTCACTGTCACCGAGTCTAATAAGGGGGCGTTTCAGGCGGAGTTGACTACGATCCTTTCGGGCACGCAAGTCGCTGACAAAGTAGCAGATGTTAAGGGCCTGCTTTCCAAGGCACTCCGCAAGTACGTTGGGAACGTCAAGTACAAGGCAGAGCGTATAGCTAGGACCGAAGGCGTAAGGATTAGCCAGGATGCACTAGAGAGGACATGGGAGCAAGTGCCTGACCTGTTTACTGGGTACTTGTGGAACTCGGCTCTATTGCCACAGACGCGGGTAGATCACGCAGGCAGGCACGGCACTAACTACATGCGGACAGGTGACGGGAACTATGTAGCGGAGGATGGAGAGTTTGCAGGAGAGGTATTTCCAGGCATACCGCTTGGACCCAACTGCCTATGCTGGACTGAACCTGTCCTAATCGATGAGCCAGAGGGAATCAACTACGGCACCTACAACCAGGCACAGGCTAGGGCTAGAAGAGAGATACAGGCACAGTTTGCAGCCGAGTCGTAACCCCCTAAAAGCGTCACCACCACAAAAAACCCCCAAGATTGCCATTGACATAATGATTCTGATTGTCATAATCAATATACACACGCGAAACTAGGAGACAAGAAATGTCCAAAAGAACTATCCCAACCGTGGAAGAGGTTGAAGCTCAGATCAAGGCCGAGGAAGCGAAGATCGCAGCGGCCCAGGAGAAGCGTAGACTGCTGATGAAGCAGAAGCGTCTGTCCGCCGAGATGAGCCAAATAACGGAGCTAAATGCCGAGAACGCAGAAACCGGAACTCCTACGCGAATCATCGGATTTCACAGTAACGAGCGTTGACCGAGAAGCTGGCGTAATCCACGGCGTTAAGCTTGCTGGTACAACCTCACGGAACGGACGAACTTATCCAGAGTCCGTTCTCGCCAAGGCACGTCCTCTTTATGAAGGCGTGTCTGTTTTTGTAAACCACTCTCTTGACAATAGCCCTCGTGACTACAGGGACCATATCGCCGACGTGCGAAACGTAGTCGCCTCTTCTGAGGGCTTGCGTGGTGACTTGCATCTAAAGCAAGCTCACCCTCTCTATGAGCAGATCCTTGAAGACGCAGAAAGCAAGCGTCAATCTGTCGGCATGTCTCATGCTGTCATGGGACACTCTACACGAGAAGGAAAGACGGTGATTGTTGAAGAGATTACCGCT